CAGCTGCACGCCGCAGCCCATCTGTACGGCACCGCGCCGAAGACATGGGCGAAGGTCCTCGGCTGGGTTGCGCTCGTCGAGCCGCGACTGGCCCGGGTGGATACGCCCGGGTCGAAGCAGACGCGCTGGGCCGCACGGGATAGGTGGTGACCCTGGATGACGCTAGCACCGATACTCGATCCGGGCGTATGCTCGGCGACAGCCTGCGACTGTGCGCGTGCCTCCGCGCCGCAGTGGTAGAGCCGGGAGGCGCCGCCATCCGCCCCCGTGCTCGGCTCCCTCGATGGCTGAAACAGGAGACCCTCACATGCTTGCCTTAGAGCCATACCTCCCCCCGCGCGCCCCGCACGGCTTCCTCCCCCTGTCCCCCGAGACGGCTTCGCCGGCAGAGCTGGCGGAGGCACTGATCCAGATCACGCTGCGCTGCCCCCGCGAGTTCGACGCGACGCTGCGCGCCAGCGCAAAGCAGCTCGGTCGGATCGAGCTGGCGGAGGCGCAGGCCGTCCACTGGAAGCAGCTGCAGGCCGGCATCGCCGCCCTGTTCAACGGGGTGAAACCGTGAATCGCGCGCAGCTGCGAACGGCCCTCGACATGATCTACGCCGGGACCGACGGCGAGGGCGCCGAGAGCCTGCACGCGCTGGGCGAGGTGGATCTGCCCGACGTGCTGGTGGTGGTCCACGGCGAGCGCGGGGTAGGTTTCTTCGGCAGTGCTGGCACTGGCGCGGCCGATCCGCGTCACCTCGGCCCGTTGCTGATGCTGGCGCTGGAAATGCTGCTGGGCAGTCTCGAACACAACGAACCGAGGCTGACCGCGCTGCAGCAGGCGCTGGCTGCCTGCCACTCGACCCCGATCGAAACGGAGCACTGAGATGACCGAAGGACGCAAGGACGACGCCGGGAAGCCCCGGCCGACGCTGGTGATGCGCACGATGGCGAACGCGCTGCAGCAGGTGCTGGCGGTCGCCGAGTACGGTGCGCGCAAGTACAGCCCCGACAACTGGCTGCAGGTGCCCGACGCCGTGCAGCGATACACCGACGCGATGCTGCGACACCAGCAGGCGCACCTGCGCGGCGAGGTCCTCGACCCCGAGTCGGGGCTGCCGCACATGGCGCACGCGGCATGGTGTGCGCTGGCGGTGCTGGAACTGGGTGCGCGCAAGGTGCAGCCGCAGCCGCAGCCGCAGCCGCAGCCGCAGCCGCAGCCGCAGCCGCAGCCGCAGCCGCAGCCGCAGCCGCAGCCGCAGGTCCGCAAGGACGTCGGGGCGCATTGGGACCTCCGCAACGTTAACCGGCAGCTGCGCAAGGACCCCGAGGTGCGCCGGATCCTGAACACGCATGGCACCCGGCTGGTACGCACGGCGTCCGGCTCGATCCTTGCCGACAACGTGGTCATCATGGGTCCGGAGCGCACCCCGGCCGAGTACCGCAAGGGGCGCAAGGCCATCCGGAGGCTGGAGCGGGCCACCAATCCGCTGGCCTCGCTGGTGCGCGGGCTGCCGCTGTACGAGGCCGCGTTGGGCGAGGGGCTTCTGTACCTGCAGGGCCCGACGACGATCGCGATCAAGGACCGCCGCGGGCAGAAGCTGCGGGAGGTCCATGGGAATACGCTGCTGGGCGCGTGGGGGTGGCTGAAGCAGATGCCGGACGTCGAGAACCTGCTGAAGCTGGTCACGATGCGGGTTCCGGAGCGTCCATTGCGCGAGGAGTACTGGCGGGCCGAACTGGCCAAGACCCACTGGCTCGCGCAGCTGAGCCGCGATCCCATCTGCGCCGCCCTGCTGGCCACGCGACAGCTGCAGCTCATTCACGAGCCGCGGACCATGTTGCTGAAGTTCCGAAACAGCATGTTCCCGCTGCACCGCAGCACTGCAGCCAAGGCCATCAGCTGGGTGCACGATGGCTGCCGTACCTGAGGTACTGGAACGCTGGCGCGCCGCGGCCCCGCTGGGCTGCGGTCGCGGCGTCTGGTTCGAGGACGGCAAGTGGAAGCGGTTCGAGTTCCGGTGGTTCACCCCCGGGCTCGACCCGCCCCTCATCCAACCGCAGGCGTCGACAGGCGCCGGACTCTGGGGGTGATCATGGTCGTGCACCTGAAGACGGTGACAGGGGAGTGCTACTGCGGCTGTCGCACGCAACCCGAGAAGCTGGTCGATCGATGGGCGGGGGTCGTCAAATGCTGGTGTGAAAGGTGCGACAAGGAGCAAGCAAGCCCGAACGAGATCAGTTTGTTTCTGCGCTTCCGCATGAACCTTTGCCCGATCTGCGGCGACAAGCGGTGCCCGCGTGCGGCGGATCACAGGAACGAGTGCGCGACGGAGTTGGCGAAATGAGAATGGCTTGGATCTACCTGTGCGCATTCGTCTCCGTATCGGCCTCCATGGGAACGCTTCCGGCATGGGGCGGCGTGGTCTGTGCATTTGTGTGGGGATTCATGGTCTGCAATGAGAAATGGAAGGCTGGGCGCCGGCAAACGCCCGCCGGTGCTTGCGATGCGTGCGCAAGCTGCTCGGCTTGCGCATCAATGCGAAGATGCGGGGGTAGTCGTGGCGATCGATGGTGACTGGCGATACACGATCGAGGGCGAGAAGCTGACCATGGGCGAGATCATCGCCCGCGTCCTCGCCGCGCACCCGAAGCTCAAGGCGGACACCATCCGCAAGCGGGTTACCGCCGGGTTCCGGACATGGAGGCTACTGGGGCAAAGCGCGGCGGCAGGGGCCGCGGCGAGGCGTGATCGGATCCGCAGCGCGATTCACCGGGTGTACGGTCGCGATCGCTGACCGTCTCGCCGGCCGATCGCGGTGATGACTACTCGGCCTGCGTGTAGTGACATGCAAGCGACGATAGCGCATGATGCTCCCACCGACGGCTTCGGTCTCCCCTCGGGGCTCAGGCCAACCGAGTAAACCGTCGGGCCTTTTCAATGCTGCGCTGGTCGTGCACGTCCGTTCTCCCTCCCCGGGGCCGGTGCTCACCCGACCAGCGCAGCGCCGCTTAAGCCGGTGCTGATAGACACAGTTACTTCGACTGCTAATCGAGAGGTCGTAGGTTCGAGTCCTACCGGGTGGTCTCGCCACCCGTAGCTCAGTTGGGAGAGCGCTAAAATAGCTGTGTCGTCTGTTGCCCGGCCAGTTTCAAAATGCGTGCTGAAAGGTTTCGGTTACTTCACTTCATTGGCGAATAACACCGAACCGGTTGTTGCCGCAGTATTTCAAAGCGGTGTTGATAGGTGCAGGTTCATCGCAGGTTCGACTCCTGTCGGCGGCGCCCCCGCTGCCGCTGACGCCCCTAGATAGGAGGGGGACTCCTGCCCCGCCCGTAACCCGCCCAGTTTCAAGCGGTGCTGATAGGAAGAGTTACTTCGCTCTCCAAGCGCGTAATCCCGGTTCGAATCCGGGGTCAGGTTTCGCAAGGCCTGATTCGTCTAACTGGTAGGACACGCAAACGTACTCTTCCGCTCGTAGCCCGCCCTACACCCAGCCCTGAAGCAATCGTGCTTCAGGGCTCCGTGGTAAACCCGGAGGTGTAACATGCAGAGCAACACCCGCCGCCAGCCGGCACCCCCCAGCTATACTCACGCCGGCGTCCGCGCGGCGCCGACCAGCCCGATCCAGCAGCTGCGCCGCAGCGTGCTCTCCTGCCTCCTCTGGGAGTCGGAGTTCTATGAGAGCGGCGAGCAGATCGCCAATCGGATCCGCCAGCTCGTCAGCGAGGTGGTCAAGTGCCACGGGCTCACCCCGGTCGCCAACCTCGCCATCGAGGCCCGCGAGACCCAGCACCTGCGCCACGCCCCGCTCATGCTCGTTCGCGAAATGGCGCGGCACGGCGGTCCGCTGGTCTCCTCGACCCTGACGCGCGTGATCCAGCGCGCCGACGAGCTCGCCGAGTTCCTGTCGATGTACTGGGCTGAGGGGCGCACGCCGATCGCCAAGCAGGTCCGCAAGGGCCTCGCTAACGCGTTCCGGAAGTTCAACGCATACCAGCTCGCCAAGTACAACCGTGACAAGGCGATCACCCTGCGCGACGTCATGTTCATGGTCCACCCGACGCCGCTGGACGACGCGCAGGCCGCGCTCTGGGCGTGGCTCGCCAACAACGAGCTGAAGGCCCCGGATACGTGGGAGGTGGCCCTGTCGGGCGGCGCGGACAAGTGCGAGACCTTCACTCGGTTGCTGCTGGAGGAGAAGCTCGGCTATCTGGCCCTGCTGCGCAATCTGCGCAACATGGCCGAGGCCGGCGTCGATCCGGCGCTGGTGCAGCGCGCAATTCTCGCCCGCAAGGGCGCGCAGAACGTGCTGCCGTTCCGCTACATCGCGGCGGTGCGCGCGGCCCCGCAGTTCGCCTCGCAGCTCAACACGGCCCTGCTCGCGTGCGTTCAACGCTCGCCGAAGTTGCCCGGCCGAACGGCGGTGCTGGTGGACGTCTCGGGCTCGATGGACATGCAGCTGTCGAGCAAGTCGGACCTGCGTCGCATCGACGCAGCTGCCGCGCTGGCCTCGGTGATCAATGGCGACTCGGTGCGCACGTTCGTCTACGCGAATGTCGCGGCTGAGGTCCCGACCTACCAAGGCCTGCCGGGCGTCGACCAGATCGTGCGCAAGGTGGGCGGCGGGACGGACTTGGCACGCGGAATCCAAGCGGTCGACAAGACCGAGTACGATCGCCTGATCGTCATCACCGACGAGCAGGCGCAGACGTACCAGAAGCCGTCGCCGAAGGTGCCGGGGGCGCGCTGCTACCTGATCAACGTCGCCAGCGCGCGGAACGGGGTTGGGTACGGGGCACCGTGGATCCATCTCGATGGGTTCAGCGAGCACGTCATCCGCTGGATCGCGGCGCTGGAGGGGGAGTAGACTCACGCGGCCGGCTGTTTCTCCTGATGTGGCACCCAAGCCCCCGGACCTCCGGGGGCTTTTCTTTTGCGCGTGATGGAACCTACGATGGGGCGTCCGACCACCATCGAGAGGCCCGCCATGCGCATCTTTCTCTGCCTGCTCCCCCTCCTATTCTCCTCGGTCGCGCAGGCGATCGGCCTCCCGAGCAGCATCAGCGGAGGCTTCACCACGCCGGAGCGGGCGTGTCGGTTGGTGCTCGCTCGCCATCAGACGGTGTTCACCCAGATCAGCATCACCTGCCTGCGCTGGGCGGACGGACTTCCGTCTTCAGCGCTCTATCAGGTGTACACGCCGAACCAGTGCCCGGACGGCAACAGCACGATCCTCTCCTTTTCGCCGCGCCCCGCCGAAGCGGACAAGGCCTCGATGCCGGTGCTGGGGGCTTGGTACTTCGGGCCGGCCGGCTGGCTGCCGTATGCACTGGAGAAAAACGGCGAGGAGTTTTTCGTGATTCGCGGCTACGACGAGGTTTCCGGCGCACTGTCGGTCCTCATCGGAGCGGATCCGTCGGCGTTGGCCAACGGGTTCGGGGTGCCGCAGACATGGCGCCGTGAGGTGCCTGTCCCCAGCCCTGCACCCTACACCTGCGCGTTCGGGCCGACCTTGCGCTTCCGCGTTTTCGGTCGGTGATCACATGATCTACACCGGAAAGGCAGTGCAGGGCGGGGCGATCCCTCACGGGCACCTGCTCGATCTGGCGCTCGCTGCCATGGCGCTTGTCGCCACCGGCACCATCATCGCCCCCGCTGACTACCGCGCGATCGGCGTGGCCACCATCGGATCCATCATCGGCGGGCTGATTGCGGCGCGGATGTTCCGAGGCAAGGCGCCGCTGGAGACCATGTGGGGCATCTCCACGCTGGCCGGCGTAGCCTTCAGCCCCGCGCTGTTCGACTACCTCTCGATTCCCGTCTACGACGCCGCAGGCACGCTGGTGCGCGCCGAGGTCATCCCGCGCAGTGTCTCGTTCATGCTGGCGCTGTCGACACTGGTGGCTGCGTTCTCGTGGGGGTCACTCAAGGCCCTACACACATTCTGGATCCGGCACGTCAAGGCGTGGCTGGAGCGGATCTTCGGCAAGGGGCAGGGCGGATGAACCGCATTGACACCATGCAGTTGGCTGCCGCGGTCGGCATGGGCGACGAGTCAGCCGCGCTCTGGCTGGCTGCGGTCAACGAGGCGGGGCAGGACTGCGGGCTCAACACCCGGGCGCGCTGGGCCATGTGGCTGGCGCACTGCGGGCACGAGTCGCAGGGCTTCCGCAAGCTGGGCGAGTCGTTCGACTACAGCCCCCAGCGCCTGCTGGTGGTCTTCCCGCGCTACTTCACGCCGGAGGTCGCCGAGCGCCTCGGGCGCAACGGCAAGCACCCGGCAGATCAGCCCGCGATCGCGGAGATCGTCTACGGGGGCCGCATGGGCAATCGCCCGGGGTCGGGAGACGCGTGGCGGTACCGGGGCGGCGGGCTGCCGCACCTGACCGGTCGGAACAACTACGCTGCCGGCGGCAAGCACCTCGGACTCGACCTGCTCGCGGATCCGGACCTCATCCGGACCAATCGGCGCTACGCGGCCAAGATCGCCGCGTGGTTCTGGGATGAGAACTCGATCAACAACTATGCCGATGCCGGCGACCTCGAAGGGGCCACCAAGGCGATCAACGGAGGCGTCAATGGGATGGATGATCGCCGTGTACGCTACCAGCGCGCGATGGCCGTGCTGGGGATCTCGGCAGCCGAGGAACTGGCGAAGCTGCTGGGCCGGCGGGTTTCTTGATGCTCCGCTGGTTCCTCGGCACGCTCGGTGTCCTGCTGATCTTCGGCGGGACATTTGGCGCGGGCATCTACGTCGGCGAGCTACGGGTCAGGGCTGAGTTACAGGGGGACGCGATCAGCACGCTGCGCGACGAGGTCAAAAGCGCCTACGCCAGAGGGGCGGAAGACGCCGAGCGAAAGGCCGCCCATGCGGCTGACCAGCAGGCGCTGAAGGATTGGATGCAGGCGAACGCCGCGCGCCGCATTGACATCGGCGGCGAACTCCGGAGGGCAATCGATGCGATGGATATTGGCCTGTGCGCTCTCAGCCCTGATGTGCAGCGCGTGCGTCAGCGGGCCCACCAAGAGCTCCTCGACGCCGCCCGCCCCGGTCGTTAAGACGGTGCGGGAGTACGTCCCCGTTGAGTGCGAGGCGCCGGAGCCGCCGCTCCCGCCACCCCCTACCGCGCAGCTGTGTGGGGATGCCATGATCGAAGACGTCGCCGGTCAGACAGGCCCGTGGGCTGAGCTGATGCGGTACTACGTCACGCTGCGCGAATGCGTGCAGCGCCATCAGCAAAAGGCGGACAAGCAATGATCACATGGCTCAAGAAATGGCTCGGACGCGGATCCAAGGTCGACCTGCTCGTTCGGGCACTACCGAATCCGCCGCGCGTGCGCGCAGGCGTGCTGGCGTGGGCGGAGGCGACCAAGGCCGTCGGTGATCGGGTGGAGCGATGGGAGCCGGAGGACTCGCTGATCCTCGACTCGCTGCGCCAGCTGGCCGACGCGGCCGATCTGCTCGGCCCGATGGTCGACGGCGTGGTCGGGGCAGACAAGCGCGCGGCATTGGTCAGCCAGCTCCGGCTGGTGGCTACGACCTTTGGCGTGGTCGACGCCGCGTTCGATGCGTTCTGGGACGCCAAAGGCTCTCCGGTTCTCGAGCAGTACATCGCGCGCCTTCGGGCGCTGGGTGACTGACCTTGCGCCGCGGGTATCGCATCGTTCGCGGGCTGGCCCTCTGGCTGGCCTCGGAGCTGGCCTCCGGACTGTCGACCATGTCCGGGGCGCCTACGACTTCAGCGCGCCAGATCACATGGGGCAACGGAGAAGGGCTCACATGGGGCGACGGGACACCCGTTGAATGGAGTTCGCTGTGAAGCTGCAACTGGAGGGGATCGAGGAATGACCGTTATCTGGAACAGCGCCGCTACGACGCCGGCAGCCACGCACCGGGTGCCGGTCGACCGCAGTTCGTCTAGCTCGCCGGCCCATTGGACCGGCCAGCAGATTGCGGACGTCCGCGCCTACATCGGCGAGACGGTCAACAGCTTGGGTTCGATCAACACCAACCAGAGCCTGAGTCTGGCGGACGGCCGGTACATTGCGGCGACGATCACCGGGAACGTCCAGTTCACTTTCACCTCAGTGCCGACCGGGGCCACCGACCTCTTCTTGGAGCTGACGGACGCCGGTGCATACACCATCACCTTCGCGGCTTCGTTGACGTGGACGGGGGGCACAGCGCCCACGCTCCCCACGTCGGGCGTCGCCCTTCTGCACTTGCGCACGCGCAACGGGGGCACGACCTACCTCGCGAGCATGGTCTCGGACGAGCAGGAGTTCGCCGCTTCTGCGATCACCTCCGGCACCCTCGCAACCGCGCGCCTCGGCTCCGGCACAGCCAACAGCACCACATTCCTGCGTGGAGATCAGACGTGGGCAACGCCGAGCGCCAGTCCCGGCGGCTCATCCGGCCAAATCACGTACAACAACGCCGGCACGGCTGATGGATCTCCGCTTTGGCGAGACGACGCCAACACCGTCACTCAGCGTAACAGCACAAATGCGCAGTCGGCGCGATGGGCGAATACGTGGACAGACAGCAGTAACTACGAACTGGCATATGCCGCGTGGTCTGGCAATGCATTTGGGATCGGGACGCTATCTGCCGGTTCTGGCGTTACGCGAAATCTGCGCATATACGCCTCGAACAACTCATCCAGATATTGGCAGATCGACTCTAATGGCAATTGGACCGCCAATAACGCGGGCATGGGGTTCACGGGTGTATTTAACGGGGGTTCAAATAACTATTTTGCCATTATCTATCCAAACTTGGCCAGCAACCAAATTGGGTACATTTACGGCAGTCTAGATGGCGGCGGAACACGCATATCGTATTCGGGTGGCGGACATGCGCGCGGCGGCGCGTTTGAAGTGACGGCCGGTACACACGTAGCAGATAACCCGACAAGCACTAACAGCACGATAGTCGGCAAAAACGCTTTCGCGGCCGCATCGACTAATATCACTGGCGGGTCGGTTGCCGTGTCCGGAGGGAGCGGTGCGTCGGGGTCGTCCGGAGGGGCACACGGAGGGCACGTTTACCTGGACGGCGGGCGCGGCTATGGCACCGGAAATCACGGCGACGTGATCGTCGGAGCGACGCGCGGGCGGTTCATCGCGAAGCAGCAAGCCATATTCGAGACGACTGCACAATTCGCATCATTCACTGTCGCCACAGTGCCCAGCGCCAGCGCATCCGGTGCAGGGGCAATGATCTACGTGACCGACGAGTCAGGCGGCGCAGTGCTGGCGTTTTCAGACGCAACCGACTGGCGTCGGGTTACTGACCGCGCCGTGATCTCCTGAGGATATTGCAATGCCCGTTCGATATGAATTGCTGCTCCGTTTCAACGAAGCCACTGGTGCGCTGAAAGGCGCGCTTGCTCGCTACTCCGATGGCTCGATCATGCCGATCACGCCGGAGACGCTGGGAGACTGGCTGCCGCAGGCGCTGACCGATGCTCTGGTGGCAAACCAGACGCTGGCCACCGAGCGCGATGCGCTGGTGGTCGCGCGCGACGCCGCCCTGTCCGATCTCGCGGCCCGCACCGCCGAGCGCGATGCACTGCAACAGCAGGTCGACGCGGCCGCGGCCGCGTCCCAGTCGGTCGAGTCTCACAAGGCGCGCATCGAGCTGATCGTGCGCGGCGAGTGGAGCCAGCTCCTGGCGATCGTCGAAGGGATGCCGGAGCCCCAGCGGTCGATCGCCCACGAGGCGCTCTATGCACCGTCGTACAGCCGCGCGAGCCCGATGCTTGCCCTGCTCGCGCAGGCGATGGGATGGACCGAGGCGGACGTCGATGAGCGGTTCGCGGCCGCCGCGGCGCGGGTAGTGTGACTGCCGGACTGCTGACACAGCAGCGCGGAGAGGGTGTGCTGCGATACGAAGTGCTGGGCTGACCGTCACCGATTACACCGCGCGCTCGCAAATCGGGGGTGCCGGATGAAGGAGTTGATGGAGAATCAACGGATGATAACACTCGACTATCCCGGCCAGCCGCCGCGAGTCACTGACGACGCGGAGATTATCGCGACACTGGCGCGCAAGAGGTGGGCCGTGCGTCCCGATCCACCGGCCCACGATCCGCAGACGCACACGGCCCGGTGGAATGGGGCGCAGTGGGTGGTGGAGGCAATCCCAATTGAGCAGATGCAGGCTCAGGCCGGCGCCGCTGTGCAATCGATGATCGACGCCGTGTGCACCAGCGGCGTCCCGTATTTCCGCGACATTTTCTCCGCCCGCGGCTATGTCAACGATCCCAACCCGGCATACCACGCGCGGGCCGTCGCGCTGCGCGACTGGTCCAGCAGCGTGTGGACCACGCTGGACGAGATCCAGGCGGACGTGATGGCCGGCAACCGCGCGCTTCCAACGCTGCCGGAACTGCTGGCAGAGCTGCCGCAGCCGCCGGGCTGATGCCCGGATACGCGGTGCCGAAGTGCTGCACTACACATAACAGGAGTAAAGGCCATGGGTCAAATCACGTTGCTTGCCCCCACCACAGACGCGGCGGTCGTTATCGCAGACGCGTCCCGGTACAAATTCGTCACGGTCAGCGCCGATGCGCTCGGCGGCGTCGGCGAGACGGTCGACATCAGTATGCTGTCAGGGGGCGTGCCTGTCGTTGTCGCTGACCCGGCCACGGGCACGGCCATCCAGTTGACGTCCACACTGCCGGCGGTGCAGCTGGCCGGCGGGGTGGTGTACCAGCTGACCAAGTCCGCCACGTCGGAAAACTGCGCCCTCTACATGGATACTGGTCCGGGGATCTGATGACCAGCGTCGCGGGGCTCACGCTGACGGACGAACTCACCCACGAGATTTGCGAGTGGGTGATGTCCGGGCGTCCGCTTGCCGAGTACTGCGCGACCGCCGGCAAGCCCAGCCTCAATACGATCAACAACTGGCGGCATACCAACGACATCTTCGCCAAGCGCTTTTCGCAGGCGCGGGATATCGGGTTCGACTCGATCGCGGAACGCTTGCGCACCACCGTGCGCGGCGGTGATGGGTCGACGATGGATTGGAAGCGCGACCGGCTGGTGGCCGAGACCGAACTGAAGCTGCTGGCGGCATGGGCGCCGAAGCGCTACGGTGCGCGCATCGAAGCTGAGCACAATCTCGGCAATATGGACGTCACCGAGCTCAGCAGCCGCGTCTGCGCGCTGCTGGACAAGGCCATGCAGTCGATCTTCAACGCGCCGCCGGCCAAGGCCTCCGATGTCGAGGCACGCATGGCGGAGAAGCCGACTGCGCAAGTCCCGGAGGACGCGGAGTTCCTGACGGATGCCCAGCGCAAGGCGCTGGCCACCACGCCGCCCTATCCCGAGCGCAAGGCCCCCAAGCGCGCGAGCAAGGCGGAGGCGCGCAAGGCGCTGCAGACACCGGACACGCCCCCTCCGGAGGACACTGAGGACCGCTGGTGAGCGCGATGAACGCGATTCAGCGATTCCAGTCGCTGGAGCCGGCCGTCCGCGCCGCGGTGCTCGCCCAGCTGGAGGACGAAGAGCGCAGCGAGCTGCTCTTCGCACTGGACGCGATCGCCTACAACTACGACCGCACCCTGATCACCCGGATGTTCCCGGACTCGGGGCCGTTCTCGCGCGACAAGTACGTCAAGCAGCTGGAGTTCTACGAGCTCGGGGCCAGCTACCGCTTCCGCGCATTGCTTGGGGGTAACGGCGCAGGCAAGACCCTCTGCGGCGGCTGCGAGCTGGTCTACCACACCACTGGCGAGTATCCGGATTGGTGGGTCGGGCATCGGTACGGGACCCCGATCAAGGCATGGGTTGCGGGCGACACCATCAACACGGTGCGCGACATCATCCAGCCGAAACTGCTCGGAGATGAAGGCGCTTTGGGGACGGGGCTATTCCCCGCCAAGAGCATTTTCAAGGTCGTCTATCGCCAGAACGGCAACGGTGCCATCGACTGGATGCTCATCCGGCACAAGTCCGGGGGGCTGTCGAAGGTCCGATTCAAGTCATATGACCAAGGGCGGAAGACGTTTCAGGGTGAGGATGTCCATTTCATCTGGCTCGACGAAGAGTGCCCGATGGATATCTACGCCGAGTGCGTGCACCGATTCCGCGGATCGACGCGTGACGGGCGCCTGATCCTGACTTTCACACCCCTGAAGGGCATCACCGACGTCGTCAAACTGTTCGTACCTCAGTTTTCAGGATCTGCGTCTCGATCCGACAGCCATGAATCAAGCCGAACCTTCGTTTTGTGCGGCTGGGAGGATGTTCCGCACATCACCGAGGCTGAAAAACGAGAGCGTTTGGCCAACACGCTTGCGTACGAACGCGAAGCGCGCATCCGAGGTATCCCATCGGTCGGTCGCGGGAGGATTTTCACCGTGGAAGAGGAGTTTTTCGTCGTTCGGCCGTTCGCCATCCCGCCCTCGTGGCCGATTATCTACGGAGCAGACTTCGGTTTTGGCGCCGAGGGCGACGAAAACACCGGAACGGCGGTCGTTTGGGGTGCGTGGGATCGAACCTCCGACACCTGCTACATTTTCGACGAGTATTTCAGGCATCAAGCCCCGCCGGCCGTCCACGCGACCGCCGTCAAGGCCCGCGGCGAGTGGATGCAGGGTGTCGGCGACTACTCGGGCAAGACGATGGAGGGCGAGAAGACCATCGATCTCTACAAGCAGCTCGGGCTGAAGATCATCAACGCCGACAAGTCCGTCTACGCCGGCCTGCAGCTGATGACCCAGATGCTCAACGAAGGGCGGCTGCGGGTTTTCAGCTCTTGTCAGAAGTGGTTGGAGGAGTACAGGCTCTACTCGTTCAACGAGCGGCAGGAAGTCATCAAGCAGCGTGACCACCTGATGGACGCCACCCGATACCTCCTGATGGCAGATCGCCATCGGGCCACCACCCGACCCATCCCGAGGGGCCGCGCGACCGTTCCGGGCGAGTCTTTCGGGCTCTACAAGAGGAACCGCTGAGATGGGCTCTCCGATCCAGTACCTTCGCACTTTCCCGCCGGCGCAGATCAAAGAGCTGGCCCTCGCGTTGCGCCTGTGCCGTCGTCGCGTCGACCAGTCGCTGGACGACGTCAGTATCGTGACCAACGCGACCACCACGGTGGCCACGCTGAAGTGCCCGGCTGCCGAGCTGGGCGTCGGAAGTGTCATTCACGGGCGTGTCGCCGGTTCGCTGGCCGCCAACGCTTCGGCGCTGGGGCTGACCCCGCTGATTGCACTGAATGGTACGACCTTCTACACCGATCAGCTGACCGTGCCCGACGCGGCCACGGATACCATCAAGTCGTTCCTGCTGGACTTCCGGATCTACTGGAAGACCCCGGCGATTGCACGACTGGAGGGGCTGTTCCAGATGTCCACCGACAACGTCGCGGCTGCGGATACGGGCGTTGGCGCGTTGGGCGGCACGGATACCATCGGCGCGGCGTTCAATCACGAGCTGACGTCGTTGCAGATCGCGATGGATCACATCATCACGGTTACGATGGCGGCTGCCAACGGCCTGTCGGGCACCTCGAAGGTCGCCGCCCTCTGGGTCGAGTAACCAGTGGACCTCGCAGTCGCGGTAGTCGAAGAGATCGATCCGGCGGAGGAACTCCGCCGGATCGCCATGCTCCCCGCAGAAGAACTGGAGGGCATGCTGCCGCTGATGAGTCCGGAGATGCGGGAGCAGGTCCTCGACCTGCAGGCCGAGCTCAAGGAGCAGCGCGCCGCCGCGCTGCGGGATCTGGTCAAGCGACTGGAGAACGAGAAGCTGGCGCCGATCGTGCGCGCCAAGCGCCCGATCGAAGCGCGCTGGGCGGAGGACGACCGTCAGTACTACGGCTTCGATCGCGTGCCCGCCAAGAAGGCCGATCGGCAAGGCGTCCCGTCGGAAGGCGGAGAGGATCCGGTTCCGCCTGCCCTGAACCTGACCGCGCCCCGGACCAACACATGGACCGCGCGCATCGTCAACATGACCTGCCCGGGGTCGCACCTGCCGGGCGGAATTGAACCCACGCCGGATCCGGCACTGGCCGAGCAGCAACAGACCGCCCCCGCGGCCCCCGTGCCCGGCGCACCGATGGAATCCGACTCGATCGAGCAGCGCGCTGCCAACGCCGCGTTCCGCATGAATCGCGTGGTGCGAGACCAGTTCGCGGAGTGCAAGCTCCCCCGCGAGGTCCGCAAGGCTGCCGCTTTCCTATGCCGTTGGGGCACCGGCGTGCTGGCCGGCCCATTCCAGATGCGCCCGAAACGCGTGCGTTTCCGGGAGCTGCAGGGCCCGAACGGTCCGGTTTACGCGCCGGTGATGGCCTCCGACGTCAAGCCGATCTGGCGCCACGTCAATCCGCGGCACTTCTTCCCCGAGATGGTCTCGGACATCGCGGACGCGAGCTATGCGTTCGAGCTGATGCTGCTGACCCAACGCGAGCTGGGCGACCTGCGCAACATGCCGGGCTTTGCCGGCTTCGACGACGCATTCGACCGCCTGCTGGCGAAGGACTACCAGCCGATGGTTCGCGGCGAGATCGCGACCAGCCTGACCCAGTGGAACAGCACGAGCCCCTGCAAGGAGGCGACCGAGAACCGGCTGGCGGTCTGGCGTTTCTTCGGCTACCTCGACAAGAAGGACATGGAGGTCTGCGGCTGCGACCTCGACGGCTACGACGTCACCGGTGACGCACCGCCTCCGCTGGTCGAGGTCTGGTTCTGCGACGGCCATGTGTTGCGCGCGGACACCATGATCCCCGAGGGCACGGCACGCCTGCCCTACTACGTCACCTCGCTGTTCCCGGTCGACGACACCATGTTCGGCGGCGGCATTCCATATGCCGGGCGCGACGCGCAGGAGTCGATCAACGCCCTGTGGCGAGCGGCCCAGCACAATGCGGTGGTCACCGCCGGTCCGCAGATCGGCTACCAGCAGGGCCTTGCCGAGCCGACCGACGATGACTACCGCGTCCGTGGCCCGAAGACGTGGCGCATCCTCGACCCGTCGAAGAACATCAACGACGTGCTGTCGCAGATGATCATCGGCAACAACGCCGAGCAATACATCCGCTTGCTCGAATTGCGGATGCAGATGTTCGACGAGGAGATCAACCTCCCGCTGGTGGCGCAGGGCCAGCCGGACGCGGCCACGCCGACGTCCAGCGGGCTCACGATGCAGATGCGCGCGGCCTCGGTGGCTATCCTGAATGTGGGGCAGAACTGCGAGGACGGATGGGTCACGCCGCTCTTCGAGTCGGCCTACCACTACAACATGGTCCACCACCCGGACCCGAGCATCAAGGGCGATTTCGACTGCGTGTCGAAGCTCGTTTCCGACTCGGTCATGCGCGAGATCAAGGCCCAGAACCTGCTGGTGCTGGCGAACATGCGCAAGGAGGATCCGGAGCTGTCGCTGCGGGTCAATCCGAGCACCTTCTACCCACGACTGGCCATCGCGCTTGAGCAGGACGCCGACCTTTTCCTAACGGAGACAGAGGTCGAGGCCCGGCAGGCCAAGATGCCGCCACCCCCGCCGGATCCGAAGATCCTGCAGATCGAGGCCCAGCGCGAGCAGTTCCAGATGGACATGCAATGGCGCGAGCGCGACCGCGAGCTCGACCATCAAGAGCGCATGCGCGAACTCGACATCCGCGAACGCGAGGCAGAGTCGCGCGATCGCGTGGCGATGCTGTCGCTGCAGGCGAAGATCGCCGAGATCGCCGCGGCTCAGGAGCTCACCGTCGCCGAAATGCAGCAGCGGCTCGGTCTCGACATGGAGCGCGAGGCGACCAAGCGCGCACAGATTGCGACGCAGGAGGCCCAGAAGGAACGTGAGCTGGGGGCGCGCGTGCGAACCGAGGCCGAGAAGATGGCGCAGCGGGACGCCGAAAACCAACTGGAGGTGTCGGTGGAGACTCCGGCACGGCTGGCATGAATGACCTCAAGATCGAACCCCTGTCCCCTGAGTGGCAGGTGCTCTCCGAGCACATGCAGAAGCTGCTGGGGGCGGATTGCAAGGCGCTGGAAACCGCGGTCGGCGACCGCACCATCATCACCCTTCAAGCCCGCGTCGCCTTGCTGCGGGGACTGTTGGACCTCCCCAAAATGAGTCGACCGGCGCCCGTGCGACCGCTCGGCTTTGAGACCCGATAGCCATGGCTGACACCGACGACGATCTGCTGGAACAAGTAGCCCGACAGCTGGAGGCCCGTAAGGGTGCACCGCTGGCGGCGTCCCGCCCTCCGGAAACAGACCCGCAGGTCACCGGGGAGCCGCTCGCGGCGGACGCTCCGCCGGCAGCGCCGGAAGCGCCGGCAGAGCCGGTCGCGCCGATTGCGCAACAGTCCGGCGAGCCCATGGCCCCGGCGTCCGCGGCGCCGGCCGTCCCGGAATGGGAGGCGGCACTGTCGCCGGAGGCGCGTGAGCAGTTGGAGCGCCTACGTAGCGAATCCGAAGAGGCCAAGCGGATTCGCAACGAGATGGATCAGCTGCGGGCCAATCACAATGCGCTGTACCACCGGGTCGCGCCGACTCAGCGCGAGAACGAGGCGCTGCGCCGGCAGCTCGAACAGATCCAACGCAGCGGCGGAGCGGCCCCTGCCGCTGCGCCGGTCCTCACGATGGACGCGTGGTTCAAGCGCCTGCCGAAGACCACGCAGGAGTTCTACGCCCAGTACCCGGACGACCGCGACGCAGCCTTCGAAGCCGCGCGCGCCGCGGTGGAGAGCGTGGCTGCGCACCTGCGTACGGAGACGGAAGAGCGCTTCGCCCAGATGCGTCTGGATGCCGAGCGCAATCAGCTGGCGGCGCAACACCCGGACTTCCAGCAGTACGTCCAGCGCTGGGACGCGCAGAACCAGCGGTGGATCAATCCGACGCCGCAGGCGCAGGACTACTGGGGCTGGGTCGAGCGTCAGCCGGAGCACATCCGCGCGTTGGCGGTCGGCAGTACTGCCGCCGAGAACGCGAATGCTCTGACCCTCTACAAGTGGGAGAAGGACAACCCGAACTTCCACCAGACACTGCAGCACCCTGATTTTCAGCGGTGGGCGCAGGCAATGCCGCCCCGCTTGACGGAGATGGTGCTGTCCCCCAATCTTGATGAAAGGCTGACCGTACTCTCGTATTTCTGGCGAGACTACAGCGAAGCCCTTGGCACTACCGCATCGCCGACCCCCGAGGCGAATGCGGCGCGACAACTCGCGGCTCGCCGCGAGCGACAGACGCAAAGCATCGCGCCATCACCCCGGGGAACGCCAGCGCCGGCTTCGGCTGCCGCAGGGGCGTTCGACGAGGATGCCGCGGTTGAGGACGTCTTCCAGCGGATGCAAGCCCGCAGGCATCGGGGATAACTCTCAATCGCAGCTACCAAGATGGAGCGATAGACCATGAGCATGGCTCTGTATCACAATGGCTACAACCCGGCCAACTCGCAGGAACAATATGCGGTGATGCTCGACATGCTGGAGCGCGCCGAGGCGGACAACGTCCTCGACATCGCTTTCAGCGAGGTCACCCACGCCAAGAAGAAGGGCCGTTCGGTCCGTTTCTCGCGCTGGGCGATCCCGGCGACCAACACGACCCCGGTCGTCGAGGGCATCAACAACGCGGTCCGCGCGCTGACCCCCGAGGACATCTTCGTCACCATCGAGGAGTACAGCGAGACCTTCTCGTACAGCTCGCAGGCGGCGGACCTCGATCCGCTCGACTACGCGGCCGGCGTGGCCGAGGTCGGCTACGACCTCGTCAAGCTGGACCGCACGGCGATCCGCTGGGCGACGATGATCGCTGGCACCCAGCGCATCTTCAATTCGTCGACCATTGCCCTCCGCCAGAACGTCAACGGCGTCATCACCGGCGGTCGTCTGGATCAGGCGGTGACGATCCTGCGTTCGGCCAAGGCGAAGCCCTACAGCGACCTGAAGCTGGGCAGCAACCGCATCGGCACGACCGGTCTGATGCCGAGCTTCATCGCGTTCGGCCACGAGCACCTGCGTCCGGACTTCGAGAAGATCCCGGGCTGGCAGCCGGCCTCTCAGTACCCGTCCGACATCCGCCTGAACCCGTACGAGGTGGGCTCGCTGGCCTCCGGCCGCATCCGCGTGATCCTGTCGCCGGAGCTGGAGCCGATCGCTGACGCGGGCGCCTCGAAGGGCTCTGCGAACCTGCGCTCGACCAGCGGCAGCAACGTCGATGTCTACCCGATCGTGATCGTCGGCAAGTACGCGCTGAAGTCCCTGTCGCTCCGCGGCAGCGGCGCGCGCGGCAGCGGCAACCTCGACACCTACACGATCAACGGCCCGGACCGCGTCGACCCGGCGAACCTCACCCGCTACTGGTCGGCCCACTGGTACGACGCGAACTTCATCGCCCACGAGCTGTGGATGATCCGCGTCGAGGTGGCCTGCACCGCGGCCTACCAGTAACCCATCAACCTGTAGAGGGCCGGCCTCCGGCCCTCTGCCCTCTGACTGAGGAGAGTTTCAATGGCCAACGCTTCCTACTACGCCAACAACTTCCACTCGAACGGCAGTGCGAGCGTCGCACCAACCGAGTTCTACGGCTCCGCTCCGCGACTCCAGCCGGGGCAGATCGGGTTCTACGATGCGGTCGTGGCGGCTCCGTCGGCGGTGCTTGCGACCACCGACAAGGTCTACCTCGCGCGGCTGCCCGGTGGACATGTTCCGCTGAAGGTCGAGCTGGATCTGGACGGGGATCTGGACACGGGCGCCAACACGCTCGCGGTGAAGATCGGCAGCGCCGCCGACGACGATCTGGTGGTCGCAGGCGCGGTGATCGGCAACGGGGACCGCCACTACGAGTTCCCGACCAACACGGCGGGCGGATCGGCCTACGGAGACACCACGTCCGCCAAGGCCCTGCGTACGACCGCCGCGCCGTCGGATGACTACAGCCTGATCATGATCCCGACAGTGGCCGCCACCACCAGTTCGACGGGTACGACCTACGTGCGCGTCTGGTACGGGTGCCCGGCGACGGTGCTCCGTGACAGCGACGGTCCGGCGGTGGTCGAGGGCACCCAGTAACACCGGCTGATCGCTGAACCCGGGGCTGCCGATCGTGAGGT